AAATTTTGTAGTTCCCATAGTTCCCAACCACTCATATTTTAGTATAAAATTTTGAGCCATTTTAAATGGTATTTCGTGCATTACAGCGTTTTTTATATTTGATCTTGGTCTATTGTCATCTAGACTTTTTCGTAACTGGTATTGAAAACAAACCTCATCAAACTTTTTACCCCTGTATCCGACTGACCTGTTAGCCATTTTATAGCCTGTACGATTGTTCCACAGTTTTACATGGTTAAACAAATCAAACTGCATCATGCGTTATCCGTTGCTGTTGTTGCCTCATATTCTCCTCTACTCATGTCTCCATCTGTAGTTCCGAGCCATTTTCGACCACCTGACCGACTGAATGAATACTTTCCGATCCTACCTTCTGCTATCAATTCCCGAACAATTCCATCAACCATCCTCTGTGTGCAGTTATCTAAAGTTCTTGGTGCATCAGGATCAGCGCTCATACGTTGCAATATGGCATCAGCTCCTGATTGCTGTGTTAAAGCTCTGCCTTCCCGCTCACATGTTGCAATCCAAGCAAATAAAGCATCTTTCTTTATCTCCCGATTACTCCCAGAATGAAGTCTTGATATGTCTTCCGATCTATCTTCCAGTAGTCCAGAGTACATATCTCGAACAAAATGCCTTATATCACGCCTTGCAGGTCCATTTGATTTAACAACTGCACCATCAAAACATCTGTTTCTTTGATACTCAATACCTAAATCCTGGCAACGTCTACGACCAGTAGCTTCATCTACTTGCCATAATGCAAAAGCACAACGGACACCATCAACTAGTGCTGACGTACCTCTAATCATATTTCTTGCTTGTTCAGGAGATGCAACTGCTACATCATCTTTAATCTTTGTCATGTGGTGACACATCATCACCGAAGCTCCAGTTTCTGTAGCAACTTGTGCCAATAATCCCGTTAAAGCCGCTCCTGCTGCTGGATCAGAGTTTACATCTGCATGAACGAATGATGCTAACGGATCAAATACGATTAACTTCAAGTTATTCATTTGTATAATTTGTTCATATATCTTCTCAAACTCAACGCTAGTCTTGTATCCATCACTAGTCTCCTGAAGTATTGGAAACACACCACCAACATTAGGAAGAGATACAATTCTGATCTCATGTTCATAGTCAAAACGAGAATTGTTCGGATCTAAACGCTCAATCCTCCTGTGCATTTCTGCTTCATCATCTTCTGCTGTGAATATAATTGTATTGCCAAACTCTGTAATATTATCTCCAAAGGCACTTGTCATAGGCTGACCGCTTGATACTTTCATTGCCAAATCCAATGTCATCATACCTTTACCCGCATCACCAGCCGCTGAAAATATAATTGGTACACCTAATGGCAATGTATCTCCGATTAAAAACTTTTGTTCAGGAGCTTCACCCTGAAACCTCTTAATCAACAGACTTTCATCCAGTAAGTTAATTGTTTTCTTTATATGCTTTAATGTTGTGTTGAGAAAGTTACCAATGTCAAAGCTCTCTGCAATAGCATCCGCTGCATCCCATCTTTCAGGTTTACCCGCTGGTGGAGTCAACATTGTTACTGATCTAGCACCCGCATTCATAGCTAAATCTTGCACTAATTCAGCAACTTTTTTGCCTGCCGTATCGTTGTCGGGCCATATCGTTAATTCCTTGCCATGCAACGGTGAAAAGTCAAACTGACTAGCTGACTTACGAGATAACATACCCGCTCCACCCATAGTGCATGTAGCTGTAAAACCTAGTTCATTAAGAGCATCGGCACACTTCTCGCCCTCTACCCATATAACCTTATCTGAAGCAGAAATGTTCGGTATATTATATAACGGTCTGACATCAGGCATTTTAGGATATGGATTAGTACCAGTAAACTGACGAAACTCTTTCTTGGGCTTACCGTGATCATCCATCACAGGATTACCAGCACCATCTCTCATATTGTATCTTCTGACCATGCACAATACTTCACCATCAGAGTTTAAATACAAATGTTCGGTATCATATGGTGTATTAACAGTTATCTGCTGGCGCAAAGATGGATTGATAATTGGTGGAGGAGCTTCTTGATCTCTGACAAAACTTGGCGAATCGTCCAGATAATTTCCGAACAATTCTTTAATTTCAGGAAGGCGCATACCTCTACCTTCCATTAATATCTTTACAATACCTCCGATACCTGAAGCACCGTTAAAGTCCTGACCCTTCATAAAATATGGTGATCTAGGATTTATATCTATCTTTAATGATTGCCCAGCTTCTCCTGATAATGATCCGATAGAGAATTGATCGCCACGAATTACACCGTTTGGATATGTGTTTCTAAGCTCACTTATTTGTACCTCTGGTGGTACTTTTTGGCTAATTAATTCTACTAATTCATGTGAGTTCAGTTCACGATTTTTATTGCCAAGCCTTATTATACTCATTATTATATCCTTACTTCGTTGGCTGAAGTAATAGGCGACATTTGTTTGTTTCTCTACCTTCCATGTCGCCTATTTTAACTCCAACATGTATCTTGAAACTCACACCATTTGCAATCAAAGAAGTCTCTTGAGAATGCTACTCTAGGTAAAATTTCATTTGCTTTTGTTGCTTCCAAAATATTCACTGCCTTATCACTAATCTCTTGCGCCAAAACTTTATCAAAAGGAACAAGTTCATAATATATCTCACTTGTGTTTTTATTTAATACGGTAAATAGACAGGGATGCTCTGTTAATTTCATGTATGCCTGGTACAAAGCTATCTGAGCCGCATAAACTGGATTAGTTCTAGCTACTCCCTTCATCGTAAATTCTCTAAACTTTTTATCATTGGCTGACTTATTCTCCCACAAACATGGATACCCCATGTCTACAGAGCCTCCACATATTACACCATCTATATGACCTTTAATCTCCCCATTTGCGATAGAAAAACCAAATTGTTCGCCTTTTTTGTCTTCTGTACGCAAATCAAAGTTAGCATTTTTTAACCATTGTGCAACAGAATCTTCTATTTCATGTCCAAATTGAAAGATTCTCAAGGTATTTGCACTAAAATCACGACCTTCATCAGCATCATATCCCATGTATCTATATTGTATTTTTCTGGAACATGATTCGCCAAGAGAAGAACCACCTAAATAAGTTCGTTTACCTTTTTTATTGTTGTAATCAATGATGCTTTTATCTACAGCATCTGATATTTGTTCTATTATTTGTTTAGAAGGGAGCATCGCCACCTCCCGCCCATGATTTATCTGAGTATTGAAAGTGGATACGAGCAACATATTCTCCATCGTAAAATTCGTCTATGTTAGACGCTAGTTGTATATTAGATATTATACCAACAACTTCGTCTTCTGACAAATCGCACAACTTTTTATCCCAGCCTATTTCCGAACAAATCCGAGCAAACCTTTTTAATGGATGGTTGTCTGACATTCATCGTCCTCCTGAATGTAAAATTGAAAATCAAATGTTACTCCGAAATAATGAACAACTGCTTTACCACTAACTACATTGTCAAAATCATCACAAGTGTCCAAAATAGCATTATTAATGTATTCTATAAGCTCCTCTTTGCTACAATCAAGATCAACAGGAACAAACATCTTGCCCTCTTTTTTACTTACAGGATGCTCAAGAAATAAAGTGTAATCAACTCTGATGCTTGCCATCTTTTGCCTCTATAGCTAATGCTGCATATCCAATAATATCAATCATGTTATCCTCAACTTTTGGATTTTGACTGTTTCTAATTTGCTTGATCCCTATCATACATCTGTAAATGTCATTAATATCTAAATCTTCCTTCAGTTTTTTTCTTAATAATATATTCCACATTGCGGCAATATTTGTATGTGTCTCATAAGCATCACCATGAGTTTTAGCTCTAGCTCCGTTTATAATTAAATCTACTTTCTTTAGTGCTTCACTTCGATGCATTTTTTTCTCCTATGATTATAATTCTTCTGTCTATTTGATCCTTATTCCAAACATAATTCAACCAGCAAGCTGCTTTATATTTGTTCCAACTGAAATCTATTGGCTTAACATCGACACCATAACGTCTCAAAACCTCTGTTTGCTTTGGCGTTACAGCTTCATTTAACCACCTTTTACCTTTCTTGTCCT